CTGCCTGATTATATAAGCAAGAAAGTTCTTAGTAAAAAGAATAGGTATAAGCAGTGGAAATATGGCTATGACAAAGAAAATGATGTTGTAGTTATAAGTAAGACCGGCGAGATTGGAGATGTGTATAGCATACAAAATCTTAAAATAGCTTTGCCAAAAATAACTGATCCGCATAAATTTAAAAAAAATACGTGGGATCGAATAGATTACCCTAAAGAACTTGAAAAAATAAAAAGTGTATTTGAGTGGAATCAAATGCCTGAATACTTTAAAGAAAAATACTATGACTATATTGACGAAGAGTTTAAACGCCGCGATGAAGGCTTTTCGTTTGTTAACAAAGGTAATCCTACTTATATTACTGGCTCTCATTACATGTACCTGCAGTGGTCTAAAATTGACGTGGGTGCCGCAGATTTCAGGGAATCAAATAGACTTTTCTTTATATTCTGGGAAGCATGTAAAGCCGATCAACGATGTTATGGTATGTGCTACCTCAAAAATAGAAGGTCTGGTTTTTCATTCATGGCATCAGGAGAACTCGTTAATCAAGCAACGATATCTTCCGACTCACGTTTTGGAATACTATCAAAGTCAGGAGCCGACGCTAAAAAAATGTTTACCGATAAAGTTGTGCCCATATCAGTTAACTACCCATTCTTTTTCAAACCCATACAAGACGGTATGGATCGGCCAAAAACAGAATTGGCATACAGGGTACCAGCATCAAAACTTACACGGCGAAAACTTGATCAAGGCCAAGGGCCGGAGGAGCTCGAAGGGCTCGACACAACAATCGACTGGAAAAACACGGGTGATAACTCGTACGACGGGGAGAAATTAAAACTGCTAGCGCACGATGAAAGCGGTAAATGGGAAAGACCTGACAATATATTAAACAACTGGCGAGTTACAAAAACAACGCTTAGATTAGGTTCTAGAATCGTAGGTAAGTGTATGATGGGCTCGACATCAAATTCATTAGATAAAGGTGGAGCAAATTTCAAAAAACTATACGAGGATTCAGACGTTACTAAACGAAACCGCAATGGACAGACTAGCTCGGGATTATATTCTTTGTTCATACCTATGGAATGGAACTACGAAGGGTTCATTGATTCTTATGGAAACCCTGTCTTTGATACACCACAAGAACCAGTTGAAGGCCCGTATGGAGAGATTATTGACCAAGGAGTTATAGAGCATTGGCAAAATGAAGTTGATGGCCTTAAAAACGACCAAGACGGTTTAAACGAATACTACCGACAGTTCCCACGTACGGAACAACACGCTTTCAGAGATGAAGCAAAAGAATCTTTATTTAATCTAACTAAGATTTACGAACAGATAGATTATAACGAAGAAGTTGAAAACGGAATGCAAGTTACACAAGGTAACTTTCAATGGGAAAACGGACAGCAAGATAGTAACGTTATATTTGCACCAAACAAAAACGGAAGGTTTAAGATATCTTGGTATCAAATACCCAGGCAATGAGCACGTTGGTGCGTTTGGGTGTGACTCATATGATATATCAGGTACAGTTGATAAAAGAGGTTCTAAAGGATCTTTGCATGGTCTAACAAAGTTTAGCATGGAAGATGCCCCTCCAAATATGTTTTTTTTAGAATATATTGCCAGACCTCAAACAGCTGAAATATTTTTTGAAGATGTACTTATGGCATTAGTATTTTACGGAATGCCGTTACTCGCAGAAAATAACAAACCTCGATTATTATATTATTTAAAACGAAGAGGTTATAGAGGTTTTTCAATGAACCGACCAGATAAGCTTTGGAATAAGCTTTCTGTTACAGAAAAAGATATAGGCGGTATACCAAACTCGTCTGAAGATATTAAGCAAGCACACGCTGCTGCAATTGAAAGTTATATAGAAAATTATGTAGGTCAAGTTACTGAAGGTGTATACGGGGATATATACTTTCAAAAAACATTAGAAGACTGGGCTGGATTTAATATAAACAATAGAACAAAGTTCGATGCAACAATTAGTTCTGGTTTAGCTATTATGGCTTGCAATAAAAACAGATATAGACCATCCGCGGAAAGAGTTATAAAATCCGTACCGCTAGGGTTTAAAAAATATAACAACAAAGGATATAGTTCAAAAATAATACAATAAATGGTTAATACTAATTACAAAAGCTCGTTTCCCGATCAGGTGGTACCTAATGAGGAAAAGCAGTCATTAGAATATGGTTTGCAAGTAGCGAGAGCTATTGAAGGCGAGTGGTTTAGAAATAACCGTGGTGGTGATCGATTTACTGCTAATTTTCAAGAGTATCATAGACGTAGGTTATATGCTCGTGGAGAACAATCAATACAAAAATACAAAGATGAATTATCCATTAATGGTGATTTGTCTTATCTTAATTTAGATTGGAAGCCTGTTCCTGTAATACCTAAGTTTGTAGATATTGTTGTCAATGGTATGTCGCAGCGCAATTACGAAATAAAAGCATATGCGCAAGATCCTATAGCAAAACAAAAGAAAACAAGATACGCTGAAACAGTTATGTCTGATATGTTTAATCGTCAGTCATTAACACAGCTAACACAAGAAACAGGTATTAACTTTTTTTCAGTACCAGACCCAGAAAATCTGCCTAAAGATCAAGATGAGTTTGAAGTATATATGCAGCTCAATTATAAAGAAGCTGTTGAAATAGCTTTGGAAGAACTTATTAATAACTCTTTAGACAAAAATAAATACGACGAAGTTAGAAAAAGATTTATTTATGATTTAGTCGTATGTGGTATTGGTGCTGCTAAAACTGAATATAATAAATCAAATGGTTTACGTGTTAAATACGTAGACCCCGCAAATCTTGTATACTCTTATACCGAGGATCCTAATTTTGATGATTTATATTATATAGGCGAAGTAAAGCAAATTTCATTAAGTGAAATTGCAAAGCTTTTCCCATATCTTACACCGGAAGATTTAGCTGAAATACAAAAATATCCGGGCAATAATGACTATATAAGAAATTATTACGGGCAAAATGATAATAACACAATCAGTGTTATGTTTTTTGAATACAAAACTTTTGAAAAGCAAGTATTTAAAATTAAAGAAACCGAACAAGGTTTACAAAAAGCTTTAGAAAAGCCAGATACTTTTAATCCACCAACGAATGATAATTTCGAAAGGGTTGAAAGAGTAATTGAAGTATTATATACGGGTGCTAAAATATTAGGTCATGAAAAAATGCTATCGTGGAAGATGGCTGAAAATATGACTAGACCATATGCGGATTCACCTAAAGTTGAAATGAATTATACTTTGGCCGCGCCTAGAATGTACAAAGGAAGAGTTGAATCATTAGTAAGCCGCATAACAGGGTTTGCAGATATGATTCAGCTTACACATTTAAAACTGCAGCAAGTGATGTCTCGTATGGTACCGGATGGTGTTTATGTAGACGTTGATGGTTTGGCTGAGGTTGATTTAGGTAATGGAACTAATTATAATCCGGCGGAGGCATTAAATATGTACTTCCAAACTGGTAGCATAGTAGGCCGGTCGTTTACGCAAGATGGCGATATGAATCCAGGTAAAGTGCCTATTCAAGAATTACAAACATCATCTGGGCAAGGTAAAATATCTTCGCTTATTAGCACGTATAACTATTATTTGCAAATGATACGCGATGTGACCGGATTAAACGAAGCGCGTGATGGAAGCTCACCAGATAAAAACGCTTTGGTTGGCTTACAAAAACTTGCAGCTGCAAATAGTAATACAGCGACAAGACACATACTGCAATCAGCTTCGTATATTACACTTAGATTATGTGAAAATATTGCATTAAAAGCTAAAGATATATTTGAGTTTGCATTAACTGAAGAAAGCTTAGAGCAAAGTATAAACGATTTTAATGTAGAAACGTTGAAAGAAATATCTAATCTGCATTTGCACGATTTTGGTATTTATTTACAGCTTGAGCCTGACGTAGAAGAAAAACAAGCTTTAGAAAGTAATATTCAAGCAGCTTTACAATCTGGGTCTATTTATTTAGACGATGCGATTGAAATACGAAATATAAATAATATTGATTTAGCAAATAAGTATTTACGTATTAAACGCCAAAAGAAGCAAGAAGCTGACCAAGCGGCTCAACAGCAGAATATACAAGCGCAAGGGCAGGCTAATGCACAAGCTTCCGAAGCTGCCGCGCTGGCAGAGGTGCAGAAGCAACAGGCGCTTACTGAAAGCAAATTGCAATTAGAAAAAGGTAAGTCGCAGTTTGAAATAGAAAAGCTTGAGCAAGAAGCAAAAATTAAAATGCGTTTAATGGAGCTTGAATTCCAGTTTAATAAACAACTAGCAGAAGCACAAGCTGAGGCTTTAAAAAATAAAGACGCTTATAAAGAAGATCGCAAAGACGAGCGTACTAAAATACAAGCAACGCAACAATCAGAATTAATTGATCAGCGTAAAAACGATACACTACCAAAAAACTTTGAATCCGCTGGGTTTGA